ACGCTCATGGCGCTGACGTTGGTTCCGTCGCTGATAGCAAATGGCGCATCAGGCGAGGCTGAAGGCGTGAAGAAGTTCAGCCGGTTGAACTCGTCAATATACCAGCGCATACCGGCCATTTCGGCCAGCGCGTCAAAGGCTTCTTTGACTGTCGAATAGTCCACCGCAAACCGGTCAATCGTGGGGCCGGTTTCTACCAGCGAAACGTCTGTCAGGTCGCCGGATAGCGAGTTAGTGACGATGTCGGAGACGATGTACAGCACCGTCTTTCCGGTCCACTCGTACTGTCCCGCGAGCCGCCGCGTGGTGGCGTGGTTGAGGTCGGTGGCAGTGATCCGGCACTCATTAGCGGTCGTGTGGTCGCGCCGCGTGGTCGAGACTTCTTGCGCCGTGCCGAAAAACTGCACGTCCGACGCTTGGTCCTGTATTTCAATGATGTTGCCGACGACAGGCACCACTGAACCAGTTGCGTCGGTGGTCACTACTTCGCACGTCGCCGGTTCCCCGAGTGTTCGGGTAAGCGAGATAGATGCGGGGGCCGTGACGCTGTTGCGCAGCGTGGAGGCGATTAAAACAGAGATGCCCACCTAGATACCCCGAGCCTTCAGAAACCGCGCTAGGCGGTCTGCAAAGTCGCCCATCTGGGCATCGCTCATAAGGTAGGCCCCGGCCATGGATACGTTGACCGTTCCGCCGCCGCCACCAAATCCGCCAGCGGTTTCCATGCGAATCAAAGATTCCCAAACGGATTTCATGTACGGCCAAAACTCGTTTGCTTTGTTCAGCGTGTTGAGGAGGTGAATTTGGGAGAAGCGGACTTCGTGCTCGATGAGGTCAAGCGTTTTGTTTATCCCGGCCATTTGGAAATTGCCGATCACGCCGGAAATAGCCGACACCACTGATCCTGCAGCGCCGATGATGCCAGCGAGGCCAGAAGACGCCGCCGTAGCAGCGCCGCCAATGCCACCCGTAGCAGCCCCGCCTAGGTCGCCCATGCCACCAGATACGGATTTAACTACGCCTGTGCCGCCGCCGAAAACCTTGCCAAAGATGCCGCCAACGTCCAGGAGTTTTGCCGATAGCTTCGACAGCGCGCCTTCGATGAGCTCGCGCGTGATGGCCTGCCCGGCTTGCTTGGCAACCTTCTGTAGCATGTCGCCGAACTTGCCGCCTTCGAAGATGATCCCGGCGATGCCGCGCGATAGGTCGGTTACGACAGTGGAGACTTGCTGGAGGGCTTTGGTTTGGGCCTTGCCGCTGATAGTAGCCGCGCGCCCTGTGCCTTCGATGGCGGCCTTTAGTTTTTCCTCTGCTTCGATAACCATGTTGCCAGAGACATTCGGATCACCGCGCCGGTTCAATTCGCGCAAAGTATCGGCGTGCCTTTGCAGGTCGGCAATGCGTTTCGCGCGCTGTGATTCTGTTTCAATGCCTAGCGCGCTGGCTGATTCGCGCGCAAGTTCGCTGCCGTTCCCGAATGGTCGCGTGGGAAGTTCAGGGAATCCTATAGGGGTCGGCGTTTGGGCGAAAATCAGCGCCTTCATGGCTTCTCCGGCCGCGCGAAGGGATGCCGCGTATTGGTCCGATGCTTCGGCTAGCCAGCCCAACTCGCTACGCATGACCGGCATTTTCTTGCCGCCAAGGTCATGCATCGTGTTGTATTCCAGCCACGCCGATGCGGCCGCCTTGAGTGCGCTGCCAATTTTGGCGGTGCTTTCGGCTTCCGCCAACCCAGCAAAAGAGTTCTTATATGCTTCCGCTGCGGCCTTGCGCGCCTCTTCGGCGGCTTTTTTTTGCTCCTCGGTTAACTCTTTGAGCTTGGGCGCCTTGTCATCTAACGCCTTTCCGAACTGAATAATACCCTCGGATGCTAGCCCAAACGGAAGCTGTAATTCCTTGGCGGATTGCGCGCCGGTACCCATGCGCTCGTTAATCCGGCGCATCCCCTCCGCCGCTTCATCCGCAGCCTTTTTTTGCTGCTCCAGCGCCGTCGGCGTCTGTTTCAGCCAATACAGGAACCCGCCCACGGCAACACCAGCCGCGACGGCAGCGGTGCCAATAAGCGTAATTCCAGCGGCGACCGGCTGGAGAAGTGTAGCCGCGCCAATGGCGAAGGTCTTGATGGCCGTGAAAGCACCGACTAGCTTGCCGACAACCAGCGCGACGGGCCCGGCCGCGATAGCAAGTCCAGTGATCGCCAGCGCTGTGTTTTTGATCGGGTCCGGCAGATCCTTAAACGCCTGGATTGCGTCCTTGGTTTTGCCTGCCATTTCCTCGATTTTCGGAATGGCGGCTATGATGTATGGCGTCAACTCGTCGCCAATCGTGCCGGCGGCAATTTTGATTGCTTGCCCCAAGTTCTCCATGGACGTGGTGAACCCGACCGACACGCGCGGCACCGCGTCCATACGGTCAATCAACGTCTCTATAACCTGCTGCGATGTAAGCCCCAGCTTTTCAAACGCCTTGGCCGGGTCAGCAAGGGCTTCGCTGCCCCATTCCTTGCGGATGATTGCCGCAGCCTGCGGGACGCGCTCCAGGATGATCCGGAGGTTGTCCATCGTGACTTTACCGCGCCCGTACATTTGGCCGAGCTGGCGCAATGCTTCCGAGGTGTCATCGGCGGAGCCGCCGCCGGCCGCCACGGCGTTGGAAAAGTTGCGTAGCGCCTTTTCCGATAAGGACGCGCTCAGGCCGTAATTTTGCAGACGGATGGAGCCGCGCACGGCCTCTTCTAACCCGATGCCTGGCAGCTTGGCGATATCTTGCAATCGCTCGAATTGCTTCGACGCTTCGTCAGCGCTTCCGGTGGTGGCAAGTAGCGCGCGCTTCAGCACGTCGATATCACCGGACGCCTTTGCCGCGCCAATGCCGAGCGCCACAAGCGGGGCGGTGATGCCCAGCGTCATCGTCGTTCCGGCGCTGGTGAGTGTAGCGCCTAAAGCTGTAAATCCAGACGTGGTTTTCTGGGCTTGCTTGTCGATTTTGTCAAGCGTGCCATTGACCTTACCCATCGACTGCTGGAAGGCAGTCGTATCGGTCGAGATGCGGAAAAGGATGTCTGAAATAGCCATTAGTTTGTGTTCTTGTTCAGCACTTGCACCGCGCGTTTGTAGGCGTTGCCGACGCCCGCAATAATGCGGCTGCTGGCCGCCGCTACGCCAAAGCGGAAAAAGTTTTTTGGCTTGATACGCCGGTTTTGCGTGCCTCGCTCGAACAGCGAGCCAAACGATATCGACAATCCGCCTGAGCCAATCTTCGATCCGTCGCTCTTACGGTTACCGCTACCCTTCGACCAATTGACGTACAGACTCTTATCGGGTGCCTTGCTCGCTAAACCAGTACGCACGCCAACCAATACAGAGCGCTTCCGCTTGCTATCCGTCGACGCGTTGAAATCGGCAAACGAAAAAATAGCCGGCTTTGAGCCGGAGTAGAGGCGGCGTGGAGCGTGCGTTGCTGCTGCCATTGAGCGGACGGCATCGCGCGCAAACAGCCCGCCCTTGTACAGCGCGTCTTGGATTTCTTTCTGGGCTACCCGATACAGCGCATAAACCTGCGATGACGACGTAGCTGGGTCCATGGCCTTGACGAGCGACTGGAAGTCGCGTTTCGCATCACGGAATGAGCGCACCTCTAACGCGACCTTGTTTTGCGCCACTCGCTTCGCCTCCGTTCGCTTTCATCCATTCCGTGAACAGGTCCGCTAGCTGGCCGGGGGTCAGCGACCAGAACTCTTCCGACGAGATCCCGAGGTGGATACGAGCGCTGGCCCAGAGTCGGCGCCAGAACTCGACTCGGCCAAAGGGGGCTTTTCGGCCTCCGATGGTCCGCCCAGCAAACGCGTGATTGCGGGCGTCAGATGCTCGTAAGCGTCGTTGATCGCCTTCAGGTAGAAGTCGGCCTTCGGCCCAGTCACTTCCTCTAGACAGGCGTCAATCGTGACAGAGGGCACGAACGGGCGAAGCAGCGCGAACAGTAGCACGCCGCGCTTGAAAAACTCCGGCTTTGCGAAGACGTTTCCGGGAATCGGCTCCAGGATAGGCACGTCTAGCGCACCAGAAGCCGCCGCCAGCGCGCCGAGCGTCGCTTGGCATGTGTAACTCTTCCCCCGCCACGGCACAAGCGTAGCGGGGGTTACAGGGTCAATCATGAACGCCTCCTTAGGCGGTGAAGGTGATTGCGGTCGTGAGTTTGATGACGACGTTGTACATATGGGCGCCGTCGCGATCATAGGCGGGCGTCATGGACTTGACGTAGCCGCTGAACGCCTGCGTAGCCGCGCCCGCGTCGGCTTCCGTGATGGTCATAGCGACCGGGGTACTAGCGCTGGCGTTGTAGGCGGTCAACATCGCCACCTGCCCGGCGTCGGTCGGGTCCCAGTACATGCCGAAGCTCAGCTCTTGAGCCGAGCGGCGACCGCCAATAAATACCTGGTCTTCGTCGCTGATAGCGGTGACTTCAATGTCGTTCTTTTCTCCACCGCTAAGCGAAATCGATTGGACGCCGGGAATGGTCGTCAGCGTGGAGCTAACGGTGTACTTAAAAAGCGTTCCGGCAACTGCCGTAAATGTAGCCATGTGGGCTCCTTTCGCCTCACGGCGATAGCTGGATTGTGGTTGGGGGCCTTATATCCCCCTCGCCGGGTGTCTCACGACATGCCGGAAAACTAAGTGATGATACTCAACGTCTGCGCCACAGCAAACAGCCCGCGCGCCGCGGCCTCTTCGCTTACGAGGTCGCTTTCGTCCGTGACCGTGCAGCGCTTGAACGCCACGGTGCTAAATGTGCCTGTCACGTTGTCTAGGTCGGATTTCGTGGCCTCTGCACCCGCCCATGCGGCTGATTGGGATGCGGCGTAGTGTATGATTTCCACGCCATATTCGCGTGGTGCTCCAGCGCCGTTGATGTGCTGCGCAATGCGACGGCAGGAGGTTTGGCGGAATGCCAGAAACGGCGCGGTGACGTTCTGCGTTTCGTAGCACCAGAACACCTTGGACGCGCCATAGTGGGCGATGGTGGCTGTGGCGTCGGTGCGGAGGTGGGTGCCTAGAGCTTCGGGTAACGTCATGATCCGTAACTCACCGCGTCACGTGCGTAAATATGCAACGCTTCGTGACGCTCGCCTGGGTCACTGAGGCCCGTGATGTCGTAGTACCGGCCCGCGTATTTCAGCCGGTGGCGCGTGGTTAGTGTGTCCATGTACAGCGCCTCAAAAACTACGGCGTCTTCCCGTTGAAGCGCGCCCGCTACAACCACTTCGCGCTGCGTCAGATTGCGTTTATGCGCCCAAAATTCGAGCGCCGGGGTGTCACTCCAGGACGGCTGCGGGTCGCCCGCGTCGCCCGTGGTTTCGGTGGACGCGAAGGCTTGCACCCATGCGTTACGCTGCCCGGTGCGGGTCATTCTGCTACCTCACCGCTTTCGAGGTTAACCACTGAATGCCGAGCGACGAGAGCGTTGGCTTCTTTTGCCGCTTGCACGAACTCAACTAACTTACTCCACTGCCCATCCGTGCAATATGTTTTTGTCTCCAAAACGACAACATCATTTGGCTTAACCGTAACGGTGAACTCACAGCAGTGGCTTGGTATAAGCCCAGCCTCTACCAGCTCGACGCCTGCGTCCCATTGCGTAGTCAGTGCCATTATCGGATGATCCAATTCGCCAGCAACGCCATTGCGCCAAGCTCGACTTGCTTTGAGGTGACCACCGCGGAATCACCAACGCCAACGGCGCTGCGGTTTTCGTAGAAATGGGTAGCCACTAGCAAAATCGCCGCCTGAATCTCGTATGGCACATCCGCTGCCGTGGTCCACCCGCAAACGAATTGAATCTCTATCGGGTCGAGGACGCGCAGGGTCGTAGATGGCCAGGATTGGTTGTAGGACAGCGCCAGAACACCGGGATCGCGGGCGGTGGATGCTTCCCAGTAGTCCGCGGAAAACGTCGTCTGTGTGCCCGCTGTATCGGTGTATTTGACGTGAGTCACTGACTGGAGTTGGCCGAACGGCAGGGTAAGCCGGTCGCCGCATGGAAAGGCGTCGAGGAACCACTTCCAGGTCTGCGTCACGAGCTTGCGCCCGGTGATCGTCTCCACGTAGGCCTCGGCCGCTCGCACGTAGGGTTGGTACTGCTCGACCGGCTGTCCAGCCGCGCGCGCGTGGGTCTCCATCTGCGCGTCAGTGATGGCGTATTCGGTCGGCGCGGTGACGAGTTGGTATGCGTGAGAGGTCATAAAAAAAATCGTCTCGATCCGGGGTCGAACCGGCAATATTTACCAGCCTGTACGGCTGAACCCATCAGCTACTAGGTTGCGTTTCCATTTCGCCAGCGAGACGGGAAAAATACGGGGCGGAGAAGCCGCCCCAGGTCGGAGGAGGGATGGGTTAGTCGATGGCCGTGTTGGTCGCGGAGCCGCCAAACTTGGGACCGAGGAGAGCGATGGCGATGCCGCCCAGAACGGGCGAATCAACCACCTCGACAGCCTTCAGGCGGGCGTACTTATAGCCCGCGCTGGCGAGTTCCTGCGCATCCACCTGGACGGCGTAGATCTGCGAGGAGCCCGCCGTGGTGGCGAACCCGGCAGACGTGGCGGCCGTGACGGCGCCCTGCACGTCGGTGCTGGTGATGGACTTGTAGTAGAACGGAACCGCCGTGGTGTTGCTCGGGGTCACGTCGTCGCAGGCTTCCACCGTGATCGTGCTGGTTCCCGTGGCCCCGACTCCCTTGTAAACGAGGAACAGGACGCCTTGGTGGTTGGATACATCGACAACATCGGATGCGACGGTGCCCGCGAAGGCATCGGCCACCGGGTCGAGGCCCTTGATGAAATGCTGATTTTGGAGTTCTTCGTAACGCATTGGTTTCCCTTTCGTTTCATGCGCGGGCGACTACGCGCCGCCCGCCCGGTGGAATTGGTTAGCTGCGGGTTTCGACCGTGACAAACGGCGACTGCGTGGCGCTGCCCTTGAACGGCGTCAGCGGCTTGCGTACCATCGCGTGCCCGTTGAAATCCGTGGACCACTTGAACGTCATTTCGTCGTAGATGAAACGGACGTGCATGGACTGAGCCGAGCGCAGCCCGCCCTGCGAAATCGTCACGTACTTGGACATATTCGCCAGAACCACGTCGCCCGCGGTGCCGAGGGTTTCGGCCTGCTCCACGATCACGACCGGGTAACCAAACAGCGTGCCAAAGTACGGCGAGCCGGAAGCGTTGCCGTTGGGCAGGAACACTGGCGTCTGGCCGACAGTCATCAGCGGAAGTTGGCCGATGGTGTCGCGGTTGATGAACCAGCGGATCGTGTCGCCGGGGTTCGCGAGCAAACGGGACAGCATCGACGTGGCGTTTTCAATGACAAAGGTGGCGGCGGTCTGCGCCGATTTCTTGGTCACCGAAACCAGCAACGAGGCACCCTCGTAGCTCTGCGTGGCAAAGCCGAGGCACTGGCCGACGCCGGTACCGCGCCAGATTTCGTTATCCTTCACAAACGCCATTTCGGACGCAAACGCGCGCTCCAGGATCGTGCTGGTGGCCGGGGCGTTCCGCAACTGCCGGTCCGTCACGTAGGCCAATCCCTTGAGGGTTTCCAGCTTCAGGTCGTGACGGGCGAACTTCGGCTTGGTGGACGTGGGCGCGTCGGCCTCACTTGCCCGGTACACACGCACGCCGCCCCAGCGGGAGCCGGTGGCGCGAGAGGTTTCGTCGATGTACGGCAGCTCGATACCGTCCGAGCCTTCGCCAATCGGCACATCGAACGCCAGCGGCGCGATCTGCCCGATTTCGGCGGCCTTCTGCATCAGGACCGTCGAGAAGTCGGTGCCGACCAAATACCCGCCTTCGCTCGGGACCGTCGAATTGACGCCAGACGCGGCCAAGTTCGTCTCAAACAAGCGCTTGTCGATCTGCCCGCCGTAGCCGTGGAACGAGCCAGCGGGCGACTGGGCGTAGGCGATGGCCGCAAGCTGCTCGCCAAAGTTGGCAAACGGCCGCTTCGCTTCGTTGTCGCTGGTCACCCGGCCCGGTTCGCGCGTCGCGTTTGCCTTCGCCTTGGCTTCCAGAGCCTCGATGGCGGCCAGTTCGGCCTTAATGCCGTTGAGTTCCACTTCCTTCGCGTCCGTGGCGGCCAGGTGCGCGACGACATCAGCCGCGGCGTCGGACGCCTTCAGCAGCGCTTCATATTCGGCCGTGGTTGCGGCCAGCTTCTCGATGAGTAGCTTTTTCTTCATGGTTGCCCCTTTGCGCTTGTGGCGCGGGTTGGTTGTTGGTTAGCGGCCAAGGACGCGGAAACGGCGCTGCTTGATCGCAAGCGCCAGGCGTGCCTTTTGTTCGCTCTGATCTGCTTCGCTGGCCGCGCCAGTGGGTGCAGAGAGGTCGGTCAAAAGCTCTGCCGGTACTTCCATTTGGCAGTCACTCAGAAATTGGGCGGACGGGTCGGCCCCGCGCGAGACTAGCGAGACGTGGAACGGCTGCCACTTGGTAGCGCGAAGGTGCGCAATGCCCTTCTCAACCGGTTCGGCCTTTACGAGTTCGCCGGTGATCCGCGCGCCCATGGAGACATTAGCCAGCACGCCACTTTTGATGTCGCCAATCAGCCCGGCCATTTCCTGCCGGTCTGAAAAGCGCACAAAAGCCCGGCCCGTGCCGTTGATTTCGGCGCGCTCGATGACGCCTAGCGTGTGGTCGATGTCTTCGACGTGATCCACGACGAACGGCGCGCGCCCGCTGTTTAGAAACGACAGGTCCACGGCGCCCTCGTCGAGAGAAAACGAGAGGTGGAACATCTTGCGGCCATCGGTGCGTAGCACGGGCGTGCCCGCGTAGAACATGATCTCGCGCGGTGCTTTCGCGTCGGCACTTTCGGCGAGGACTTGCCCGCCTAGAATGAATGTCGTTTTCACTGCGCCACCGCCTTCTGTTGTTGCTGTTGCCCGGCCATCGCCACGGGGATCATCGCGCCTTGCACCATGTACACTTCGCCGCCCTCGTAGGGGTTGCGGTTGTCAATGGCGCGGATTTCGTTGGCGTTCAGGACGCCGATGTTGCGCATGG